CCAGTATGCAAAGAACACTGCTGAAACTATCCAGATGGGTATGCGTTCACGTGATCTATATAAAGAGATCATTGCTGAAGAAGGTATAGAATTTGATCAGAGTTACAAGGGTATCCTGCACTTCTACAAAGACGACAAATATTTTGCAGACGCTGAATCTGTTACAGAACTGTATGAAGCAAATGGTTGTCAGTGGCAGATAGTATCTCCATACAAGATGCACGAGCTCGAACCTACATTACAAAATGATGGCGAGTTAGTTGGCGGTGTTTGGACCAAAGATGACTGGGTAGGAGATATACATAAGTTCTGTACCGAACTGTCTAAAGTATTGAAAACCAAATACGGAGTTAACTTTAAGTTTGGCGATAAAATAACCCACGTAAAAAACTTGGACTTCTACGATGCTATTGTGATCAGCAGTGGTGTAGGAAGTGTAGAACTTGCTAAAACTGTAGGTGATACAATTGATGTATACCCAGTTAAAGGATACAGTATCACAATCAACTTAGATGACGAAAGTTATAAATACACACCGCAAACTAGTTTATTAGATGACCAATCAAAGATTGTGACTAGTACACTGGGACGCAGATTCCGCGTTGCTGGCACAGCTGAACTCACTGGTGAGAATTATGATATACGATATGATCGTATTAAACCGTTGTTAGATTGGGTACACACAAACTTTCCCAAAATTAACACACACGACTACTCACCGTGGGCATGTTTGCGTCCTATGACACCAGACATGATGCCTATTGTGCAACAAAGCAAGAACAACTCCAAAGTGTTTTACCACACTGGACACGGACATCTGGGCTGGACACTGAGTCCTGCTACTGCGCAACAGCTGGTTAGATTGATTGCTAACCAGTAAATTAACACTTGATTTTGACAGTACAAACTGTTATAATCAAGTATGTACCAGAAGATAATTAAAATATGTCAAAACAACAATATAACTTAGCAACCAAAACAGATTACCTGTCTCGAAAAATGTTCTTGGATCCCGAAGGTCCAGTAACAATTCAACGCTTTGAAGAAGTAAAATACAAAAAAGTTGCAGATTATGAAACAACTGCACGTGGCTTTTTTTGGGTACCCGAAGAAGTTAGTTTAAGCAAAGATGCCAGTGATTTCAAAGATGCCAGCGACACAGTCAAGCACATCTTTACCAGCAACTTGTTACGCCAAACTGCACTAGACAGTATTCAAGGTCGTGGACCTGCACAGGTGTTTACCCCTGTGGTTTCGCTGCCAGAAGTTGAAGCGCTGATGTACAACTGGAGTTTCTTTGAAACTAATATCCACAGTCGCAGCTACAGTCATATTATACGCAACATCTACAATGTACCTAAGGATGTGTTTAACACAATTCATGACACTAAAGAAATTGTAGACATGGCATCAAGTGTAGGCAGGTACTACGATGAGTTGCACGTGGTTAACTGTCGCAAGGAACTGGGCCAACCAGTCACTGAAAAAGAGCATATTAGAGCAATCTGGATGGCATTACATGCTAGCTATGCGCTAGAAGCGTTCCGCTTTATGGTATCGTTTGCCACCAGCTTGGCTATGGTAGAGAATAAAATCTTCATCGGTAACGGCAACATCATCAGCTTGATTCTACAGGACGAACTGTTACACAAAGGCTGGACTGCGTACTTGATCAATCAGGTGATCAAAGAAGATCCACGCTTTGTTGAAGCCAAAGCCGATTGCGAAGCTGAAGTTTATCAATTGTACCTGGATGTTATTCGTGAAGAAAAAGACTGGGCAACCTACTTGTTTAAGATGGGTCCAGTCATTGGTCTCAATGCAAATATCTTGCGTGACTTTGTGGACTTTACTGCAGTAGGCGCTCTTAAAGAGATTGGTATCAAGTACTTAGAACCAGCACCTAAGACCACTCCTATTCCATGGTTTATGAAGCACGTGGATACCAGCAAGAAGCAAACTGCACTGCAAGAGTCAGAGTCAACTAACTATGTTATTGGCCTAATGAGTGATGTGCTGGACTACGAAGCACTGCCTGTGCTGTAATTGACACTATACTTTAACAAGAAAGAAAACAGATGAAAGCAATTGTGTGGACCAAGGACGCTTGCCCTTTTTGTGTGCAAGCCAAAGCCTTGTTGGAACAACGCGGCATTGACTACGAAGAAAAGAAAATTGGCACCAATTACACTCGAGAACAACTACTAGAAGCTGTACCAACAGCCCGCACCGTACCACAAATTTTCCTTGACGGAGAACTAGTGGGCGGCTTTACTGAACTTAAAAAGAAACTAACATAATGCAACTTGAAGCAAAACCTGGTGAAGTTTACACCTTTAAATTGAACTCAGGAGAAGAACTTATTACCAAAGTCAAGCAAGTTGGCAGCAATTGGGTTATAATCGAAGACCCAGTCAGCGTGGCACCTGGACCTCAGGGCCTGGGGCTTATGCCTTCAATGTTCACTGCAGATCTCAAGGAAGAAATCAAGCTAAATATTGCTAGTATTGCTTTTTATGGCTTGACTGAAGACGGTGTCAAGATGAAATATATCGAAGCAACAACAGGCATTCAGGTGCCTGTTAAGAAATTGATTTTAGGATAACATGCCAGCAGTACAACGACAAGGAGATACTAATAGCTCAGGAGGAGTGGCCAGCAGTGGTCTTGCGTCCGTGCGTATAAATGGTCGAGCTGTGGTTGTGCCTGGTATATCTGTAACACCACATCCCTGTTGTGGATCTCCAGGCTGCGCAAAACATTGCTCTGCAGTCACATCAGGAGGTTCGGGCAAAGTGCGAGCAGGCGGCAAGCCTATTATTCGTACTTCAGTAGATTCAGACACATGCGGCCATCCTAGATCGGGCGGAAGTCCAAATGTCAGGACACCATAATGGCTGAAGGTTTACTAACTCCACTGCAGCTTACTGGCGGCGCTGGCCTACTGCAAAATACAGGTATCCAACTTAACAGTGCATTTTCAGGTGCAGTGCAAGATTACGAATCAATTGCTCCAATTGCTACACTGCTGTCAACATTGAGTTTGGCATTGGCTGCTAACTTGTCTAATGCCACTATACTAAGTCTACAGTCAATGGGCAGTTCTACATGCCCGTCGCTGGCAGACAGTATCCCTGTTAACTCTGCAGGCACAGCACCTTTTCCTGCAGGCACTAATTTAGGTTTCCTTGGATTTTTAGAATCTGTAGGAAACACACAGTTAGGCAATGGTGATGTTGGTAAATTTTCACAGGCATTCGCTGCATCCCAAGGATACGTAAGTTTAGTCAATCAATTCATTACTAGTGCAGCCAACGCTAACGAATACCTAGGACCAACCTTCACTAATCTAGATGATATGATCACTGCTGATCTTACCAAAGTGTCATTGGCATTGCCAGCACTGGGCGCAGATTTTGCGCAGTTGGGATTTTTAATCTCTCTAGCAGATCTTGAACACATTGGAGAGCCTGCTGCATTGCTGCAACAATTAGCCAACATCGGAAAAAGTACCTTGCCTTGCGTTGACGCTGCACTAAGAGCAGCAGGATTAGATACGCAAAACATTGACGATCTTGTAAGCAACAATCGACAGAGCCTGTTCAACCCCAATGGACTAACTAGCAATCAATTTGATCGTTTGCAGCAACAAGCATATCAAGGCATGACTATAGTAGGAGGCACATGCTTAACTGAAGTACTAACAGTACTAGAAGTGACCACTCCTAATATCACAGACATGGCAGATCTACTGGATCCAGCAAAAATACTGCCCACTAGTTATCCAACATTGAAATTCAATCAACAGTTGATATACGGTCCTGACGGCAGTGTGAATTCTAGTATCAGTACTGTGTTAAATGCAACCACTGTAACAGGGTGTGATGAGCTAGGCAAAATTATACCTCCTGCACAAGCAGTGGCCAACAAAGCACTGCAATACCAGTTACAACAAGTCAACGGTATTAACAATCTAACATTGCCTGGATTGGCGGCCATACTAGTATGACCATTGAAACTTTAAAAAATCTACCTGATCTTGAAATTCAAGCTGCACCGTTAAGCGCTGCTGTTGTGGATTTTTATGCTGACACACTAGCAGGCGGTTCAGGACCTGATGGCACTTTTTTGATAACTGACTTTTTGGGAACGGCCGCTGGAACACCAGCTAACAGTGTACTACCCGCAGTTAACACTATTTTGTTGGCCAGAGTTGCAGACGGGACGTTGAATGCACTCACAGCAGTCTACAACAATATGCTGGGCACAGTAGATGGGTCTTTTGGTGATCCAGTAACAGGACCAATTACAATACCATCTGGTCCAGGCGCAGGCGGATATGCCGATGCCGAAGCTGCAATGGGAACATTAATTCCATTAGCTGAAGCTGAAATAACAACTGTTGCAGGTGTCATGAGTGCCGACACTGTCACACTTAACAATGCATTCATCAGCATGGCAACTCATGCGACCCAGGAAATAATCAACCAAGGCAAAGCTGCAATCAACTTTGCTGATTTGACTGCAGGAGATCAAATATCAGTGCTGGCGTTGATCACTAATATTCCTAACTTAGGAACCGAAGTTGCAGTAGGACAAGCTGCACAATTCTTTGAAGAAATTGTGGACATTAGCAGTGCCAGCGGGCAAGCTATCATTGGTGCTATGCGTGAAGGTCGAAACCGAGTTCAACTAAACAACGTAGGCATAAATGGCTACAATATCGTGCCAGACACAGCAGAAACACCTCCCCCAACTGCTAACTTGCTAGACGGGTCGTACACTGTGCCCGAAGCAACACCTACCTAGATTTGCCCTAAATTGATTGTTCTGCTATAATATACACTTAGCAACACAAAAAGGGGTATAGTATGTTTACACTAACAGACGTGCAAAGTGCACAAATCAATGCAGTTGCACCCAACTACTCAATTGACTACACTGATGAAGACTATGCAGAGTCGCTCGAGACAAACGCAGATGACTATGTTGCTGAAGTCACAGGAGCAGATGTAAAAGAGGACATTGGCGGGCTCTGTGTGTACTTGCTGGGCAGTGAGCTTGTGGCATTTTATGACTACGAGCAGCAAGTGGGTCACGTTTTTTAACAGCAGAGTCCAGATTTGACATAAAATCTGGACTCTGTTATAATATACACTTAGCAACACAAAAAGGCACAGTATGCAACATTATGACGAAATAGCGATATACGAACGTTCTGGCTTTGAGATCATTGTAGATAAGACCTGGGAAGACATCAGCGTGTCGCAGCTCTTTGATAGCAGTGAACACGACATTACTGAAATTTGTCAGAAGATTGATGCATGCGAATACGATTGGTTCATGTTGCGAGTGCGCGTGATGCTGGATGGGCATGAGATGGGCAGTCACTACCTGGGCGGTTGTCTGTACGAGGATGCCCGGGATGTCTTAACAGACGGCACAGCAGAAGATTGCATCACAATGGCCATGGAAGAAGCGCAGACTGAAGTAAGTCGACTGCGCAGTCGTTTAGCAGAATTAGAAACAGCCTAAGGAGCAGCAATGACCTTTTCAGTTTGGTTACGTCACATGTGGGAGTTACACTGCGCAGAAGTAGAAAACTGGGAAGGTCACAGTCCCAACTACGATGCTCCAGCATATTTTCACCGTTATCGCTGGTGGCTGCGCAGGGAGTACCGAGCGCAAAACCCTAAAATTGTGCAGATTGACTAATAATCCGTTTTATTGTATAATATACACATAGCAACAACACAAGAGCACACAATGCAGACACAAGACATTTTAGAAGCAATCGACTGCAAAATAGACGAAGTAGATGCGTTGATCATGACGTTGGCCTTGCCCGACTCAGTGAAGCGTAGACTGTGCACTAACCTCTACAGTCTGTGGCAACAAGTTGAAGCAGAAGTAGAAGAAAAAGAGAGATCATTCTACACCTGCTGATTGCGCAGATTGACGAATAATCCGTTTTATCGTATAATAACACATAGCAACAAACAAGGACACGCAGAATGATAACAGCAGACGTACTACAAAATTTATCCAATATGCTGCCAGCCCAGCTTACTCGAGGCATACAGAGTGCTGGATATAAACAAGATTCGTTTACTGGCGCCAGATTCCTGGGATTAAGCAACGGTAATGCTTTTGTTTACCGTGTGAACTATGTTGCTGACGGCAACACACAGGAGCGCAAAGTGTTTGTCAGGTATGACTCTGCTGCAGAGAGAGTTTTAGTTGACTATTAATCCGTTTTGTGCTGTAATATATACATAGCAAGAGAAACAAGCAAAATAAAAATTAAACTTAGAAAAAAACAACTTGTTAAAAGACTACGACAATAATATAAAAAATCCTAGTCAACTAAGGCCACCTAAGGTAGTTATTACTACGGTTCCATTTGTCGACGAAGATACCCCATTGGCTGCACCTGCTGTATTAAAAGCATCATTATTGGCCGCTGGGATTAATTGCGTTGGCCTCGACCTTAATATAGAAATCTACAATAAAATACAAAATTATCCTAATAGACAATTATTCCTTGATTTTTTTTATAACCAAATAATAAATGATGAAATTGTAACTGAATTAAATGAGATGTTGAATTTTTATTCAGTAGAATTGCTATCGCATAACCCAGATATTATTGGGTTATCAATTTTTTCCAAAGACAGTCAGGTATTTACTTCATGGCTGTGCGCTGTATTGCGGCAGAACGCACCCAATGTTAAGATCGTAATCGGTGGCCCAGGACTAGAAACTTTAGAAAATTCATTATTTAAATTTCCAGATAATCTTAAAAGATTAGGGTTGATTGATGATTACATTACCGGCGATGCTGATATATCGTTAATTGAATACGTGCAAGGTAATACTTTATATTCCGGTGTTAACTCTACCAGTTGGCACCCTGTTGCACATTTTAATCAATTGCCTAGTCCGGATTTTTCTGACTATAGATTTTTTAAATACAAATACGCATTGTTGCCAATTGTGGATAGTCGTGGGTGTGTGCAGTCTTGCGAATTTTGTGACGTTATTGAATTTTGGACTAAATTTCAATATCTCACTGCTGACTCTATTTTTGAAAAAATGCAACATTATATAGATACATTTCGTGTTTATAGATTTCAATTTTCTAGTAGTATTTGTAATGGCAACTTACGAGAATTCAAAAAACTCGTGCAATTAATAGCCAACTATAATGATAATGTTACTGCTATAGAACAAATACATTGGGTAGGATCGTTTATTGTAAGACCTGCAAAACAGCATAAAGACGAACTGTTTGAATTAATTAAACGCAGTAACGGATTCTTATTAACCGGAGTTGAAAGTATTGTACCTCGTGTTAGGATTGCGTTGGGTAAACGTTTTGACAATATCGATCTTGAACATCATTTACAAATGCTTAAGAAGTATGGAATTAAAACAAATTTATTAATGATTGCAGCGTATCCTACAGAAACAATTGAGGATTATGAAACAGTCAAGCAATGGTTTATAGATCACAAAGATTTTGCTAATAGTACAATAGAACATGTTCAACTGACCTTGCCGGCAATATTACCGGGAACACGATTGGAAAAAACAGTCAATCTTAAGGAATTTACTGATACAAAGTATCTGAGACACCAACACGCAAACACCCTTCTTACATTATTGCAACAATGCGGATACAACACAAAACCTTTCTTTTAACTTTAAGTATCAAACACACTAACAATAATTTGGTACTAGAAGTCTACGGCTCCAATTTTGAGCCGTTAGCGTTGGAACAAAAAAATAAAAATGGTATTGAAACTATTGAATTTTTTACATATATGCCTAATATAGTTATACTTGTATTATCTGGAAATGCAACACCAATTGAGTTAGTAGGTATATCGCTTGCTGGTATAAGAATAAACAACAATATTTTGCCAAATATAATAGAATACAAACCTTCTGAAACTCCATGCAAGTCAGTTCAGGAGTATATTAAAAATCCGTCTAACAGAAGTTTAGTATGGAATCAACCTGGTTGTATATTAATTAATCTTTTTGATACTAACCCATTTGCATATCATATGTATATTGGCAATAAGATAAAATTCTAACTTGTGTTTGTCAAGTATAACTCTGCAGCAGAGCGAGTTTTAGTTGACTATTAATCCTTTTTGTTGTGTAGTGCAACACCAAAGTAAGATATGATTCAAGATATAATAGATCCTGATAGAACAATCACTAGACAACAACTGGAGATAGAGATCATGCTGAAAGTTAATGAAATTAAACAACGGATTGCTGTGTTGCAGGTCCTACAACACCCCAAGAAGCTGTGACCCGAGTACAGAATTGTACTGGACTATGTAGTGCCCAAGTAGTACTACCTGTATTTGACAATAAATTGGTTATTTGCTATAATAACAGTATAGTAACAAAACAGGAATCCAAAATGAACACTGAATACAGAAAATTTGTAATACAAGACTCTGCAACTCAACTGGGACATGCGGTAGCAGTGTATGCAGTGCCGTTGATTGCTTACTGGACCATGGTGGCTTAAGGAGAACACAATGAGCAAAAACAAAATAAATTTCAGCAAATTAGGTTTTGATCAGTACCAATCAATTGACCTTCGTATTATGATGAGCTTGAACAATGCCACAGACATCCGGGACTGGATGGCAACTGTGGGCACAGATGATGTGTGCTACGGACTCAGCTTGATGGAATGTGCTGCATTGGCAGTGCTGGATCAAGATGTTGCTGCTATGGATTCGTACCCTGACGCAATGTCAGTAATCCAAAGTCTACGGAGCTAATATGGGACTGGACCAATTTGCATATGTGGCACACAAAGCAGGTGCGTATAAGGATAGTATCCAAGACACTCAGCCCAATACAGGCAAACCTCGAGACCTTGCTTGGTGGCGCAAGCATCCTAATCTCCAAGGCTGGATGCGTAACTTATGGATAGCCAAAAACAGCCTAGTCTCAGTTGATGATTCTAATTTTAACAATATCGAGCTAGAATTAACCTGGCAGGATATTGACCAACTTGAGCAAGATATCAACAATGGGTCTATGGCTGCACTAAACACCACAGGATTCTTTTTTGGTAGTCACGCAGACGAACACTACCAAGCAACAGATCTGAAGTTTGTTCGTGACGCACGGGCTGAACTGTTTATGGGCTTGAAAGTTTTTTACAATTCTAGTTGGTAACACACTGTTGCTGTACTAGCGTCAGATTAAATTCTACCACTGGCAATTGAATATATGATTAATGAAATTGATTTTACTGAAACCCGATTTGAAGGATTAATTGTGGCAGCTGATTGGATTGCTGACTTAGAACGCTCTGATAGTCGATTACACAAAGAATCTGTGATTGAAAAAGCACTTGTTGCTGCAACAATAGGCAGTGCCAGCGCACAGTGTTTTCTGTTTAATTGCCACCAAGCCTACAATCCTTACTTGGTGTTCGGAGTTCGGCAAGTGCCTGAAACTGAAGGTATTGCGCATGCACCTAACCCTTGGCCTGTGTTCTGGACCATGCTAGAAAACTTACGCCAGCGTGATATTACAGGACATCGTGCTCGTGACCGTATTCAAGAAGTATCTCAGTTGTTTGATAGCGAGCAGTGGAATCAACTGTGCCGACGTGTGCTGATCAAAGACCTGCGCTGCGGCATAAGTGAAAAAACACTCAACAAGGTGCTGGGCAAAACACAATGGCGGATTCCTGTGTTTAGTTGTCAACTAGCCAAAGACTCTGCTGGACAGCCATCTAAAATGACTGGAACCAAACGCTTAGAAGTCAAATTAGACGGCGTGCGTATTCTTGCAGTTGTACAAGGCAGTGTGGTCAATCTGTACAGCCGTAACGGCAAGCCAATGAACAACTTTCCGCAAGTGGTAGCAGCAATTGAATCCAACTGTCGCGTGTTCCAGACTGGTGCTAACATTGGTAGACAATTTGTGTTAGACGGCGAAATTGTAGGCGAAAGCTTTCAGTCGCTTATGAAGCAGGCACATCGCAAAAGCGATGTTGTTACCGAAGGCATGGTATATCATGTGTTTGATATTATTCCCATGGATGACTTTGAACGTGGGCACTGGAACACCCCACAACGCAATCGGATTTCTATTCTAGAACATGCACAAAGTGCACTGCAGGACTCAGACTCGTTGCGTATTATGAAAGGGTTGACTGTGGATCTTGACTCTGCTGAAGGGCATGATATTATGCGCCGCTATGCAGACAATGCAGTGGAACAGGGCTACGAAGGCATCATGATCAAAGATCTTGGTGCACCTTACGAATGCAAACGTTCCAGTTTTTGGATGAAATGGAAACCTTTCATCGAAGTAACTCTGGGAGTAGTAGATGTTGAAGAAGGAACTGGTAAAAATCTGGGACGCTTGGGCGCCCTTGTGTGTACAGGAATCGACGGTGATAAAGAGATCACAGTCAATGTGGGCAGTGGGTTTAGCGATGATCTTAGAGATAGCATTTGGGCTAGTTCTGCTAGTATCGTTGGTCAGTTGGTTGAAGTCCGTGCTGATGCTGTGACACAGAATCAAGACGGCACCTACAGTCTACGCTTTCCGCGTTTTAAAACATTCCGCGGATTTGAACCTGGCGAAAAACTATGAAAGAAGTCGACGAGTTTTGTAGAAAGTACGATGCTTATGTTACACAAAGTACTCGTATGCATCGCAGACTCAAACCAGTGTCATATGCTGTATGCAGTGACAGTGATCCTAAAATATTTGAAACTATGCCCATCACCGAAGTTAAATGTGTAGAAGTACACATGCCAGAGGATCGCTTCCGTGCTCTATTAGAACATGACAAATGGCTATACGACGCACGGGAGAGCAACTACGTTAAAGGAAACGAGGCAGTCTATATTGTAGAACAGCATGATCGCGAAACTCGAATTAGACATGAGAGTCCTGCTGTACAACACGCCTACGAACAGTACCAGATGCTACTCAAACTAGTGGACAGCCATTATGATTTATAATGTATTTTAATCAGGTAAAAAAATTATGAAAACTACTCCAGTACTTGACAATGTGTATTTGACACATTACACCAATCACAGAAATACACATTTCAAACATATCAGAACAATCAATGTCACGCCTGAAGATTTGGTTGGGTATGTGTGGACCAAGGATCTATCCGACACTGTGGAACAATGGATCAAAGACGACAGGATTGTGTGAACATAGATGCTATAACTTACTACTGTGTTCTATCACAAGAAATAGAAACACTGCAAACACTTATTCGACCACAGGCCACTGGCCATATACGTACCACAATAAGTGTGCTAGAACACAGACTTATAACACTTAAAAATCAAATGACTGACCTTGAACTAACATTTTTGGCACTGTCTGCATAGTTAGATTTGACTATAATTCCTAACTGTGTTATAATTAATACTTATTGTGGTATAATAAATGTATATTAGGAGATGTAGATGAAGTTAGCAATATGCAGTGACCTACACCTAGAGTTCGGTCCGATTGAATTTGAAAATACAGAAGGTGCTGATGTAATCGTTCTGTCTGGCGATATCTGCGTGGCAGCAGATCTAAACAAAATTGACTATAGTTACGGTACAGCACCTCCAAAAGTTATGGAGCACTCTGAACGCCTTGAAAAACTACTCCGTTCGTGCTCAGATAATTTTAACCACACTATTATGATTATGGGTAATCATGAGCACTATCATGGCGACTTTGCAAAGTCTGCACCAGTTATTCGTGACTTCATTAAATCATTTAAGAATGTACATTTTCTGGATAAAGAAATTGTTAAAATCGATGATGTCACATTTATCGGCGGCACATTGTGGACTGACATGAATAAGGAAGATCCAATAACGTTACATGCAATGTCCGGAATGATGAACGACTATCGTGGAGTTGTTAATAGTAATAGAGAAGTAATGTTCCGTGATGAAGAAGGTAATCAACAGGTTCGTGCTGCAAAATTCAGCCCAGAAGACACTGTCGAAGATCATAATAAAATGCTAGGGTATATCCGTATTATGGTTGAGGGCAAGTTTGATCAGAAGTTTGTGGTCTGTGGGCATCATGCTCCAAGCACGTTATCCACCCATCCACGATACAAAGATGAACGGATTATGAGTGGCGCATACAGTTCTGACTTGAGTGAGTTTATCATGGATCGTCCTCAGATCAAACTGTGGACACACGGGCATACGCATGAACCGTTTGACTATATGTTAGGTGATACTCGTATTGTATGTAACCCGCGTGGATACATTGGGTACGAGCAACGTGCTGATGATTTTAAGTTACATTTTTTGGAGATATGATGCGTGTAAAAATTGGAAACTATACATCCTGGTTTGGACCCTACCAACTAGCAGAAAAATTGTGCTTCTGGGCTAAGCCTGTAGAAGGCGAATAC